AACGAGCAGGCCCCTCTAATTATTCCACTTGCAAGCTCTGATATTGTTGACGCAAACCTACCACCACTTAAAGGATTCCCTAACGGATACGACTACAAGTTTATTTTAGAATCAGGATACCCAGCTGTTCCATCAGATATTGCAAGAGCTGCGACTTTGCTAATTGATGATATCAAGTGTGGAAGAATTGATTACTACCAGAGGTACATTACGTCTTACAATACTGACCAGTTTAGGCTTCAGTTTGACAAGAGAATGTTTGAGGGAACAGGAAACATTGTTGTAGATAAGATACTGTCAAAGTATGCTAAATCTATTACTAGACTTGGGGTGCTATAATGGCTACCTGCGAAGAGACCTCTTTTATATTTCCAATGCTTGCAGATATTTACTATCCAATTGTAGATCAAGGAGCGTACGGAAATGTTCAAAAAACTTGGATACATGACAAGACAATTGCTTGTAACTTTAATTCAGCTGGAACAGCCTGGAAAGAAGACGTAAAGCCAAATGCTAATATTACACAGGATAGTGTTATGCTAGGCCGTGTAAAATCAGATATTCGTTTTTCTAGTACAGAAAATAAAAACTCAATTACCAATATAATTGTGACAAATATTAAAGATAGAAATCTTAATGAGGTTTACCTAGAAACCTCTGGCCCAAGAGCTGGCAAGTCAACCTTATTTGAGGTTGCTACTGTTGAGCCTTTTGTGGGACCTTTTGGGTCTCCAGAATATTACAAGGTTGTTGTACGCAGGTCCGAGAATCAGGCGGTAGACCTATGAGAGTTCGCTTTGATGGAAGACAGTTTGCAAAAGATATGAAAAACATAATGGATTACTCTGCTGGATTTTTGGACGGTATTCAGATGGGAAAGCAGCAATTAATGCACTCTATAGGAGTACAAACAATAGAAGTTTTAAAAAGCTACATAGATGCTAATGCAAAAACCAACCCATCAATACTTCATCACGTATACGAGTGGAACCAGACGGGAAGCCCAGCAGCTAGGCTATACGACATTGACTATTCAATTAGCAATTTAGGGCTTTCTTTTAGGTCTTCATTTAGGCAGTCAAATAGTATTCAGGACGGATCTAATACCCCGTTCTATAATAAGGCTAAGATTATGGAAGAGGGCATTCCAGTAAAGATTAGGCCAAAGCAGGCCCAGGCCTTAAGGTTTATTCAAGATGGAGAAGAAGTTTTTACAAAGTCAGAAGTAACTGTTCAAAACCCAGGAGGAAATGTACAAGGAAGATTTGAGCAAGCATTTGACAGCTTCTTTAATAAATACTTTACACAGGCATTCTTAAGGGTTAGCGGAATGGCTTCATATCTTGAAAACCCTGTTGCTTATAAGAATAATTTAGCAGCTGGTAAACGTGCTGGCCGTTCAAAAGGGTTGTCAACTGGATATCGATGGATAGCAAATGCAGGGGTGATTAAGGTTGGCTAACGATACATTATTAAACACACCAATTCTTTGGATAAACAAATATCTTCAAAGCAAAATTCTTAATAGTACTGGTTTGGATACTCCATTTTTTCCAACTTTGCCAGCAACTATTAATGACTTAACTCAATATTTTCCAACAGGCGGAACCATGGCTACTTGGGATAGACTTATTAAAATGAACAAGAAAAGCTTTCCACACATAAAATGTGAGCAGATTATGTATTACTTTTACGCAACTGGTGACAACCCCATAGAAAAAATGGTTCAAATTCAAGAGCAAGTTTTGAGGCTAATGGACCGTGGCAATGAAACAGCAGAAGAAATTAATAACTGGGCCATGAACCGTCAGGTAAACCTAGGGACATCTCAGTCTCCAGACCTAATAGATAACATGTTTTTCTTTCATGATTTTAAGGTATACCAGCTAGAAGAATCCAGAGATATTATTGACTTTGGAACCGCCAGAACTTATGGTGGAAATAAGATTATTATAGAGTATGACTACCACGCAATGCCAGAACTCACTGGCTCAGACTGGACTCCAGAGCGTAAACTAGCAACAAAACAAATTATTTAAAATAGACTGGTATACTTAATTTTGAGGAAACAAGCCCCCTATTTCTAAGAAAAAGAGGTGAATTACATGGCATATACAAGAGGTACAAGTACCAACATTATCGTTGGTGCAGCCGCTTTGTTTACATACGAAGCAGGTGTATTGACGGATGCAGATCTTCCAGCCTACCAGGCTGAAGGAACTGTTGGAAACACAACAGGAACTTACCGTGAGACTTTAGCAAATGACGCAGACTACCGTAACGTAGGTTACACAATGAATGGTCTAGAGCTACAGTTCCAGCCTGACTTCGGTGAGGTACAGGTTGACCAGGTTCTTGACGTTGCAAAGCTATACAAGCAGGGTATGCAGGTTAACCTGAACACTGCTTTTGCTGAGGCAACACTAGAGAACTTGCTATTCTCACTAGCTGGTAAGGACGATGACCTAACCGCAAGTGCAGGTGCTACAGGTATTAAGGCTGGATCTCCAACCCTAAACCTAACAGCAGGTGACATTGGTGAGTGTCCAGTAGAGCGTGGACTCGTAGCTGTTGGTCCAGGTACAGGTGACTGTAACCCAGACGAGCAGATTGAGCGTATCTATGTAGCATACCGTGCACTTTCAATTGAGAGTGTTACAGTATCTGCAAAGCGTGACGAGCCTACAATGTACGAAGTTTCATTCCGTTTGCTACCAAACGATGATGCATCATACGGTAAGATCGTAGACCGCACTATCCCAGCAGTATCATAATTTAATATATAACTTAATAACACGAAGCTGTCCAGTCTTTTTAGGCTGGGCAGTTTTGTTTTTGCGGTATACTTATAATATGGCAACAGAAGCATATGAATCAAAAAACATTACTCTTATAGATGGCACAGAACTAACTCTGGTACCGCTAAAAATAAAATATTTAAGACAGTTTATGGAGGCTTTTGAGCTTGTAAAAACAGCTGACAATGATGAAGAAGCTATTATCTTTTTGTCAAATTGTGCAGCAATAGCAATGAGGCAATACTATCCTAAAATATCAACTATATCAGAACTAGAAGACAGCGTTAATTTGCCAACAATCTATAAAATTTTAGACATTGCTGCTGGAATAAAAATTGATGGAAAATCTGAAAATCCAGTAAAGCAGCAGGCAGAAGACAGCGGATCTTCTTGGGAAAAACTAGATTTGGCAAAGCTTGAAGCTGAGCTATTTTTGCTTGGTATTTGGAAAGATTATGAAGAGCTTGAGATATCTTTATCTATGCCAGAACTAATGCTAACTCTTGAATCTAAAAGAGACTTAGACTATCAGGAAAAAAAGTTTCTTGCAGCAATGCAAGGGGTAGATTTAGATAAAAATAATGGGAATAGTTCTGGTAATAAATGGGAAGAAATGAAGGCCAAAGTCTTTAGTGGTGGTAAAGCTGCCAATGCAAACGATGTTCTTGCCCTACAGGGGGTTAATGCTCAAAAGGCAGGATTTGGTATTGGGATGGGCCTTGGATACGAAGATTTAACCAAAAAGCCTATAAATTAAAAGCCTTTTATGTTATAATAGGTAAAGCCTCATAGCGGAAGGACTAAAATAATATGAGCACAGAAGTATACGAAGAAAAGACAATTAAGCTAATTGACGGAACAGAGATCAAGGTTCGTCCCTTGAAGATTTCTTTGCTTCGTCCTTTTATGAAGAAGTTTGAGGGTATTGCAGAAGTTGCAGAGGATAACGACAAGTCAATGAGTATTTTGATGGACTGTGTTCAAATCGCAATGAAGCAGTACAAGCCAGAACTGGCTGAAGATTTAAAGGCTTTAGAGGAGATTCTAGATCTCCCTACAGTTTACAAGATTGTTGAGGAAGCATCAGGCGTTAAGCTTGGAGAAGTTTCTCTTAACGGTCTTGTTAGCAACTAAATAAAGAGGTGTTAATGGATGGCTGAAGACGCCAATGCCAATATAAGAGTTGATATTGATACCGCTGCCGCATTGGCAAGTATCAAGAATCTTCAACGGCAGATTTCAGCCTTCCATACTAATATGGCCAAGGGTGGTGCAGCTGCCGCTGCCACCTCCATGAATTTGCAGCAGGGACTGCTTAATAGTATAAACAGAACTGGCCAATTCTCTGCAACTATAAAAAATGTAAAATCTACCACAGAGTCCTTTACAAACGCATTAGAAAAAAATAAGCTTTCTATGCGAGAGTATTTTAGATACTCTGGTGCTGCAACAAAAACTTTTGGTAGATTCTTTAGAACTGAATTTGATACAATAAACAAGGTCGCACGTGAACGTGTCAAAGACCTTCAGACCCAGTACATTAGAATGGGCCGTGATGCAAACGGTGCAATAAAAGCAATTGCAGTTAGACCGCTTGCTTTAGATATGGAAAGTCTGGGAACAAAAACTCAGATTGCTGCTCAACGTCAAGCTTTGCTAAACCAAATGTTAAAGCAAGGCTCAACCAATCTTCTAAACTTTGGTAAGAATACCCAGTGGGCTGGACGTCAGCTTATGGTTGGTTTTACAATTCCTCTAGTAATGTTTGGTAGCGTTGCATCAAAAACATTCATGGACATGGAAAAACAGGCTATTAGGTTTAAACGTGTTTATGGAGAGTTGTTTACTACAACAGAACAAACAAACAAAGCTTTAGCAGAAATAAAAGACCTTGCTAATGAGTTTACAAGGTATGGCATAGCTGTATCAAAAACCATGGAGCTAGCTGCTGACATTGCTGCTACTGGTAAAATGGGTGCAGACCTAACTGCTCAAGTTGCAGAATCTACACGCCTTGCTGTTTTGGGTGGGGTAGAGCAAGCAGAAGCCCTTAAAGCTACAATATCATTAACAGACGCATTTGGAGTTTCTGCAGAAGATCTAGCAGGTAAGATTGACTTCCTAAACGCTGTTGAAAACCAAACGGTTACTTCTATTGAAGATCTTACAATTGCTATTCCAAAAGCTGGTCCAGTAGTTCAGCAGCTTGGTGGAGATGTTCAAGACCTGACCTTCTTCCTCACCGCCATGCGTGAGGGAGGCATTAATGCTTCAGAAGGTGCAAACGCACTAAAGTCTGGTCTTGCATCCATGATTAACCCAACTGGTAAAGCTGCAGAAATGCTTCAAGGATTTGGGATTAATCTTAAGGGTATTGTTGAAGCAAACAAGGGGAACGTTAAAGGAATTGTAATAGATTTTGCTAAGGCTTTAGATACCTTAGACCCGCTAAATCGTGCACAGGCAATTGAACAGCTATTTGGTAAGTTCCAGTTTGCACGTCTATCTACATTGTTCCAAAACGTTATTAAAGAAGGTAACCAAGCTAGTCGTGTTTTAAAGCTAGCAAATGCAACTACTGAAGAGCTAGCAATCCTTTCTGAGCGAGAGTTGAAAAAAGTTGAAGACTCTCCAATGTTTAAGTTCCAAAAAGCTGTTGAAGATATCAAGGTCACACTTGTTCCTCTTGGAGAGGCATTCTTAAAGGCTGTAACTCCAGTTCTAGAATTTGGAACAAAGATTCTTGAAAAGTTTAATGAACTGGATGCTGGAGCTAAACAGTTTGTTGTGGGCTTAACAGCAATTGCTGGAGTAATTGGTCCAGTATTCTTAATGGGCTTTGGTCTTATTGCTAACGGTGTTGCAAACGTAATAAAAGGATTTGTATTCTTTAAAACTGCAATGAATAAAGCAGCAAGCTCTAGCACACAGCTAGGATTACAAACAGAGTATATGACTCAGCAACAGCTTGAAGCTGCTGCAGTAGCCTCATCCTTGAACCAGGTACACCAAACACTAAGGCAGACTTTTACCTCAGAAGCTGGTGCCGTAGATGCCTTGACAGCTGCATACAGAAGATCCTTGGCAGCTCAAACAGCCATGAGTGGTGGTGTAATTGGAAGGACAAGAGCTCCTAAAAAGTATGCCTCTGGAGTTCTGTCTGTTCCTGGACCAAAGGGGGCTGGAGATGTTGTTCCAGCAATGCTTTCCCCAGGAGAAGCAGTTATTCCAGCTAAGCAATCAAAGAAATACAGCGGAATTATTTCTTCTCTTATTTCAGACAACGTTCCTGGATTTAGAATTGGTAGAAATCCATTTGCTTCAATGCTTGGAAGATCAAATGTTGGCGTTAGGATGCAATCTCAGGCTTTTTCTCAGGCACTAGCATCTGGAAACAAAAAGTATCAAAGTGGTTTTGCTACAGGAACTGGAGACGACTTCTTAAGTAAATATGGACTAAAGAAGCCTAAGCAAAAGCAATTAAGAACTAAATTAGAGCAAGATGTTTTTGGCCTGCCAGGCTCTACCTCAGCAGGTCAACGTCCAACATATGGGTTTGCTTCATCATCACCTCTTCAAACAATTTTAAACACACTTCTTTTTGGAAAAACTGGAGCAAGAGCTTCAGGAGCAATGAACCCAAGATCATCTAAGCTAGATAGATACGGAGATCTTTCCTTAATAACAAAGGGATCTGTAGCCAAAAGATCATCTGCTTATGCTGGAGATATTCTTTTAGATTATTCTAGAAACAGAAACTTATCAAGTTCTCCAGCACCAATGCGTGGGGCAACAAGAAGTCAGTCACAAGCAGCTCAATTTGGAAGATTTGGACAGCCATTTGGAAATATCCCAACTGGTGGAAACAGCTTTACAACTAATCCAAAACCACCATACATAGAGACCTATACTCCTGGCGGATTTGCATTTAAAGAAATTGACAAAATTATTGCTCGTGACCCAGCCATTGCAAAACAGCTAAAACAAGAGTTAAGGGCTGCAGGCATGGGGTCAGTTCGTGTTGTTGGATCTGGCTTTGTTGCAAGACTATTTAAAAAGATGGGTGTTCCTGGGTATAGTCAAGGATCAAAAGCAATTAGTGGCAGTACCGATGGAGAACATTGGGTTGAATTCTTGGGCAAAAGATTTAAAACTAGAGGTAGATTTGCTGAAAGAAATGCTAAAAAACTTCCAGAGACTATTGAAGCAATGCGAGTAAGCGGAAGACCAGATGAGAGCATTTTAAGAAGGCTAACAGATCTTTCTGACAGAGAACAAATTTTAACTCCTTCTAGAGTTAACAATACTGCTACCTCAAGTGGAAAAAGACACGAATACACAATTTCTGGAGGTTCAGGTTCGGGAGTTGGAACTTTAACTGGTAGTGTTATTAAATCAGGACTCTTTAATGACGAAATAAAATTTTTAGAAGCTGAGGCTAAAAAGCTAGGTATTTCTAACAGCCAGCTTGCAAGATTTACAAAAATTGATGCATCACACTTTGCGGCAAAAGGCGACGGCATTAAAGACTGGAAAGATATATCTAAGATAGGTCCAGACGTTGGTGGTCTAAATAATTACCTAAATAGAGTAAGCGGAAACCTAGGAAAACACCTAATGTCTTTAAGTGATGGACAGCTAAGACGATTAAAAATTAAAGATCGAAAAGAGCTTGAAAAACTAGTGTCTGGTGATCATCCAAAAACCAAAGCTGCAGCTGCAACCCTTAAAGCAATTACAACATTTGATGAAAAGGTATGGTCAAAAAACAGCAGAAACAGTAAGGTTAGAGAAGGAAAATATCAGGCCATACTAACCAGAAAGCTTTTAGATCGAAGATTTGAACGCAACCTTTACGATAGAGGTCTAAGGACTTATTCTCAACTTATAGGCGAAAACGTTATTGAGGACAAAAGGAGGCAGTCTCAAACTATCGGTGGATCAGATGAAAAGGTTCCAGCTGGGGCTAGGGTATCTGGTGGCTCAGCATCAGATACACGAATGGCTGCAGTAACTCCTGGGGAAACAATTCTAACTAAAAAAACAAACAGAGAGTTAATGCGGGGTAGGGGAGTTATGCTTCCTGGAATAGGAAGGCTTGCTACATTAGGGTCAAGTAATTTCCCAAGACTTCCAGGATTTGCGGATGGTTTTCCAGAGGGGCAAACTCCAGATAGAAGATCTTCTGGCATTAGTCAAGCTTATGGGATGTCCTCAAAAGACTGGGATAAGGCTACAAAGGATGAGCAGGCAAAACTTCGGGCACAAAGAAAAAAGAATGAAGCTGCAGAAAAACAAAGAAGAGTGGCTGAGACAAAAGCTAGACTTGTTGACGAACAAAAAGTTGCAGAAGAAAAGACACGCCTAGCGACTAAAGAAGAAAAGCGGTTAGCTCGTCAATCTAAGATGCGAGGTATGGGAGGAAAAGTTGCTGGCGGGGTAGGAGCAGCTGCAATGGTTGGTGTAATTGGCGGATCCATGGTTGGTGGACAAATTGGAGAAATTGCAAATCAGCTAATGATGCCAGTGATGATGCTTTCTATGATAGCTCCAATGCTAGCAAGCAAAGTCGGACTAGTTGTTGCTGCTCTTGCAGCCGTTGTTGGCGGTTTTGTAGCTGTTCAAATAGCTTTACAAAACATTAGAAAAGAATCGTTCGATGCAACTAGATCGCTAAGTTCTGGTAAAGATGCAATGTCAAGGTTTGCTGAAGCTGCAGGAACAGTAACGCCATCTGAATTTATGGAAAAAAGAAGGCAACAGCAATTTTCTCCATTTACTGTACAGACAGGAAAGACAACTTTTGGCCAGTCGTTTGTTCAATCAGAAGCTGGCCAAGGAATGCTTTCTGAATTTGAAAATCAAACAGAAAAATTTGGACGATCTAAGGCTATAGAATCTTTACAGAAAAAACTAACCACAGCCGTAGCCACAGGAGTATTAAGTCCAGAGCAAGCAAAGAGCATAGCAAATTCTTTAGGGCAAAAGCTAAACGACTACAATGTAACTGCAAACATAAATGCGTCAATTCAATCAATTATTGGACCAGACGGAAAGTTGTTAGAAGGAAACACTATAAAGATTTACACAGAGTTTGTCAAAGGGTCAACCTCTGGCATCGCTGGAGCAGGAGGAATTCTTCAGTCAAAAGACTTTACAGATAAAGCTGGCCCACTCTGGTGGATGGATACTGAACGAGTTGCAAAATTAGAAGGAGAAGCAGCTGGAATAGTTGCTAATTTCTATGATGAAAACCAACAACTAGTTGATGCTTTTGATGTAGAAAATCTAAAAAATATTGATAAGCTTTATGCTGAAGGAAAATACGATGAAGCTCTTGCTTTAGAAGAAAAGTATCAAATTGAAAGAGCTGGACTTATAGAGACTTATACATCAGAAATTTATAAGTTGCAAAAAGACTTTTCGGCAGCGGATTTTGCAAACCAACAAGGAATTTTATCACAACTAGCAAACACTGCAATAGGCTTAGACCCAAAGGTTGGTGAAGCTGCTAGAAAGTTACAAGGCTCTTCAGCTGTAGTGGCCAAAAATGCATTTGGCCAAGATGTTTCTACAAAGACTCTTAGAGCTACTGGTGGTGGCAGATTAACTGGAGCAGAAAATATTGCAAAAGAGGCAGCCTTTCAAGAGGTTAAGCTTCAAATTTTGGGAGAGCTTACAGCAGGAAACATAGATTCCGAAACTTTTAATGGGTTAATGAAAATGTTTGATCCAACTACTGGTAAGGGGCAGGCTACTTTATCAGTTTTAGCAGACATAAGCACAAAGGTTGGGCCTCAGTCTTTGGGCCAGCTTGAAACAGTTTTTGCAATATTAAAAGATCCAGAGGTTGCTTATCAAATTTCATTAAGCATCAATAGAAAAAGCGAAAAGCAGGCAAAAGATACAGTAGATACCTTAACCCAAATAGCAACATTTGATGGCAATGCAATTGAGCCAGAAGTTGTTTTGAAATTTTATGGAGAAAATTTAAATAAACTAACAGAGCTAACGGAAAAATTTAACAAGCTAAAAGACCTAGAGAATAAAGGAATGCTCAATGTAGAAAGTCTTATAGAACAAAAAATTATTACTGCAGAGCAGGGTGCACAGTTCGACGACTTCTACAAAGATCTTCCACCAGATCAAAAGGTTGTTTACACACAGGTATATGCTACTCAATATGAAACAGTTTTGAAAGCTCCTGATATGATTCAAGCCTGGAGAAATACACAAAAGCCAGCTTTTGAAAGCAAACTTACAGATGAGCAAGTTGCTTCAATTATTGCGGGAGAAGATGCAGAGCAATATGTTACAGGAAACCTAGCAAAAGATCCTACTGGTGAAATTGACACCGAGAAAACCCCTACAGGTGGAACTAAAAAAGAAAGCCCTTACAAGAATGTCCTAACAGATCTTAAAGAGCTCCGCCAAGACGCTGTGAAGGCCACAGGAGGCCTTAAGGAGCTAACTAAGTGGTTGGGCAAGGCTAAAGACATGAGGCCTTTTAAGGGCACTATGAACGCCCTTGTAGCTGGAGGAACAACAGAAGAGTTTCAAAGCTTTATATCAGGCTTAGATAAATCAGAACAAAATAAGCTATTTAAAATTAGCAAGGGTGTAGCAAAGCTAACCAATGAAGGAAAGGCTTTGCAAAAAACCTTTAATGAAATTTCTATCGGTGGTTTTGTTATAGATCAGCAAAGAGCTATTGCAAATTCAAAAAACCAAAAGATAGCGGCTGAAAGACTAATCTCTGCTGGAATGGCTGCCTCAGATGCTTACAGTGCAGTGGAGGATGCTGCCTTTGCTGCTGGTATTGCAACAATGAAACTTGGTAAAAAAGGCAGGGAAGAATTAAAGACTATCGTTAACTCTGCAAAAGAAGCAGAAAAAGCAATAAGGGAGATAAGCCCAGAAAGCCTTGCTAGCTTCTTAAAAGAAAGCATAGACTCTGCAACAGAAAGAGTTGAGATTAATTTTGAGTTTGCAGTATCTGGAGACATGACGGCAATACGTTCAGCTGAATCTGATATTGCTGCTTTACAATTCCAAATAGATGACTTCCAAGCAGGACTTCAGGAGATAAGCTGGAAAGAAGATGCTATCAATGATAAGTATGATAAACGAGCAGAAGCTCTAGATAAAGTAAGACGCATAAACTCTGATATTTCTGATCAGCAAAAAGGACAGCTATCACTTGCAGAAGCTATCACTAGAGGAGACCTTTCAGCTGCGGCTCAAGCAGTTCAAAATATAAGAGAAACTCAGGCTGAGCAAGCTTTTGAAAGACAGTCTTCTGCTCTTGAGTCAGCAAGAGAAAAAGAGCTAGGCTTTGTACGTTCTTCAAAGGGCAAGTCAAGGTTGCAGCTTGAAGAAGATATTCTTAAAAAAGAAAAAGAAATATTTGCGATTGAAGAAGATAGGCTTGAGCCAGCAAGGGAAAGAGTAAGGCTTATAGAGGTTGAAAGAGAAACGGCTTTGGCAAGCTTGAAGCTGCAAAGCCTAAAGTATGATGATCTTGTTAATAAGATTAACAGTGCAAAGTTTTCTACTAAAGAGTATGCGGATAGTCTTAAAGAAGCTTTGGCTACCTTGCAGCAGATGGCGGGAATGCAGTTGCCAGGAGGATCAGGAGGATTTGAAGGTTCAAGACCTGGACCAGAAAAAGATGGGTCTTTTGTTGGACAGCTTGGTCCTCAGGGCAACTTTGTCTGGGATGGAAAGTCTTGGGTAAAGATAGGTAGCGAAACAGGAAAGAATATCTTAACTCCTAATCCAGAATTTAAACCAACTCCTGGCAATACAAGACCTGGACCAGAAAAGCCTGGAGATAAGCCTGGTCAGGTAGGGCCTGGAGGACAGTTTATTTGGAATGGAGTCCAGTGGGTTAAGAGGGCCATGGGTGGCAAGATTATGGCTAACTACTCAAATGGAGGGTCTCCTCTAGGATCAGATATCGTCCCCGCAATGCTGACTCCTGGAGAGTTTGTAATAAGACGACCAGCAGTTAGAAAATTTGGACCAAAGTTCTTTGAACAACTTAATAATGGAATGATTCCATCTTTTAATAATCCAAGCTTTAAGGGTACAACTGGCAACTATGGAGTTGACTCTGCTCCAGTAAACATTAATGTACCTTCGATATCAGACAACAGTTCAGTGTATAATTATAACTTGAGTGTAAATGTGTCTTCTGTATCAGATCCAAATGCTATTGCACAAACAGTTATGGGGCAGATTCGTAGAATCGATTCTCAAAGAATAAGGAGCAACAGGTTCTAATGGCTACTAACGTATATATGACCAGTAGGAAAAAGTACCAAAGGCCTCAGGCAATGCTATGGGCAAATAATCCAGGGACTCTTTCATCTGGCCTTTACATACCTAACGGCTTTGAGGTTGGTCAAGATATTTCACAGACTGAGTCTGGAGACCTTTTAAATGAATTTATTGTGTTGTCTGATGATAATCGTCAGCCATTACAGTTTCAGCCCTTTAGGTTGGAACGCAGAGAAAGAATGATTAACGGAAGAATGAGGTCTTATCACATTGCAGATAAGCTTACTATTTCAACATCTTGGAATATGCTTCCATCTAGGTCATTTTCAGAATACCCGAATTTTGATTCTGAAATAGCAGATCCAGACCTGATAGTTTCTGGAGTTCGTAGTCCTGGAACAGATGGATCTTTTAAAATTCTTCCGAATGCAACTACAGCTTCAGAGCAGTATACAACTGATGGCGGAGCTGGCGGGGTAGAAATTTTAGATTGGTATAACAGCCATCAGGATTCTTTTTGGGTGTATTTAGCTTACGATAAGTATACTAACTTTAGCGAAGACGATGTAAATAGATATAAAAAACTTGGACAGTATAACCAAATCATAGAAATGTATATCTCTGATTTTAGTTACTCTGTTGAAAAACGTGGTGGATCAAATTATGATTTCTGGAATATTTCTGTAACTCTAGAAGAGGTTTAAATGTTTGAGAGCAAAGAGCTAAACGACCACTTAAAAAATTCTTCTACAATTAAATCTCAGACAGCAGTAATTGCAGAATGGAATATGAACTTTTCTGACAATATTGCTGATATTGGAAACTACAGATATAGGCCATACTCTTCTTCTGTTGAAGATGAAAAGTATAGATCATTAATAAATTTTTATGATCCTAGAGATACAGGTAATTTTTATACTGATGCAACAGATGCAGACATAGTTGTTGACGGCGGTTTTGAAGAAGACGGTCAGACTCCTGTGTTGTTTAAACCTAAAAAAGAAAAAGAAAAGCTTTTATTTTCTTTAGAAGAATGCTTTGGAAAGTTTAGACCAAGATCTGGAATTAACAAACTTAGGTATGGCATTACAGGTAATTACTTACATCACAGCAATACTGAAATGTTTAATCGTCCCAGATACTATATGCCAGATAAAAATGATAAATTTAAATACTGGACATCGTATAGAACTGAAAATGGACAAGAGTATGGGATTGCCTTTGAAACAAACTCACTGACTGGAATTGGCTTTGAAGAGCTTAGCCAGGAAGGGCTTGACTATTTTATACAAGATGCAGCCCCTTATATTGTTTATAAGGAAGAAATTCCAGTTAACAGAATTATTATAAAGACACAGACAAACGTTGGAGACATAAACTTAGGGCCATTCTCTGGCCCAGCTGGAACCTTTGCAGATCCATTTTTTGGAGAACAGAATAAGACCGTTCCAACCAAATGGAAGGTTCAATACCTAAAAAATAATATTTGGATAGATGCAATTTCTTTTGACAAAAATTCTGTACGGTCAAACGGAGATTCTATATTTGGAACAGATGGATATCTAGAGCTTGGTTATGGCTTAATCGTCCCAGAAAAATTTAGAAAAAGTTTTATTAATAACGGCATTCTAGCTTCAACTACTGTCTTGCCAGACGAAAATGAAGAGGGTCAGGCATATCTAGTTAAAGCAAACAGCTCTGACGTAGGAGTTTTCTATATTTGGAATTCTGGAGAGTACAAAACCTTTATCCCACAGTATGGCTGGTACGTTGCTGACGAAAATGTTGATCAGCTTACAAACTTTTTAACTGATACCACAACTCCACAAAAGTATGGTTCAAACCAAAACGGTATTTTAGATTATGAAGAATTTACTTTTATATCTGGAATTAGAATAGTTGTAGATACAATGAATAAGTTTGGTGCAACCTTTGACCTAATTGAACTTTCCCCCAGATTAGCAGTAGACTTAACTGGCAAAACAATTGCTTATAATTTAAAGAAGAATGCCTCAGACCTTGGCATTAGTGGTTTGCCAGTAGGTCAGTTGCTGGCTTCTACAGGCAGCTTAGCTTTATTTGATTATGACCAATCCTTTAACCCTAACAATACCTGGAACCCAGATTCTCAAACTGGAAGCGTTATTGCTCAATATATAAATAAAAATATTCAGATAAAGTTTTATGAAATTATTTCAGATATAGAGATTACTGACATAGATAATAACATAATTAAAAAAACTTTTTATGTTCCATTAAAAACTATGTACTCTGAATTTTTTCCAGCCTCAAATCCAAAAACAAGAGAGCTGAGCATTGAGCTAAGAGATTTGTTTTTTTATTTTGAATCACAAACTGCTCCAGAAATTTTAATTCCTAACACCTCTCTGTCCTATGCCATAGCCACTATATTCGACAGTATTGGTTTTAGCAACTACTCTTTTAAAAGAATTCCAGGCGAACCAGACCCTATAATTCCATTTTTCTTTGTTGCTCCAGACAAAAGCATTGCTGAAGTACTGCAAGATTTGGCAAGATCAACTCAAACGGCAATGTTCTTTGATGAGTATAATAATTTTATAATGATGAGCAAAAATTATATTTTGCCTTCTAGGACTGACAGAGAATCTGATCTTGTTCTTGTAGGTTCAAAAGATCAAATTAAGCAGGGCATTGTAGAAAATTTGACTAATCCAATAATACCATCAATTGCAAATATTATAGATATAAGCTCTCAAGACAATAATGCATACAACGATGGAAAGATTAGTTATATAACTAGATATATTCAAAAAACAATGGGCTCTATTAAGCAAGCTTATGTTGCAGATAAAGACATTACTTGGATATACAAGCCATCTCTTCTTTGGGAAGTTTCGGGAACAGAAAACATGACACCGACAAACGGTCAGGCAGCAACTGGAAATAAGTATGCTTTGTCAGCCATTCCTTTGAATTCAGACTTAAGCAGTCAAATTCCAGAAGTCGTTAATCATGAAATTGTCAATAACATTATTGATTTTGGCGATGGAATTTTATATATAGGTCAGTACAATGGATACTTTTATTCTAATGGGGAAGTCATAAAGTATGATGCTGTAGAGTATAACGTATCCGTATTGCCCTCTAGCGTTCTTAATTCTGGGTTTGTTGGCGGTAACGTTTGGATAACAAATGCAGAGGAGTACGAAAACTATTTCTCAAAACTTTCCTTTAATGGAAAAATTTATCCAACAGGCCGTGTAAGGATATATGCCGAGCCAAACTATGAGACTCAAGCTGGAGTGACTAAGATGTCAAATGGCCCAGTCTCCAAGCACGGAAGAGAGCAGTTTGGAACTAAAATTACAGAACACTCTGCTGGGCTTAATCAATACTGGACAAGTAACGATAATGTTTTTGGATGCTCCATGGACTCTAAATATTTATTTGGAAATTCTGTTTTTGAAAAAACCACAGGCACTGGCAAGGCTGGTATCAACAAATCTCTTGCCACTAAATCATCAAGATCTAGTTTGATAAAAAATTATTTGTCTTACTCATATAATGAAGAAGTTTCTAGAAAGAACAAGCTATCTGCAACATCAGAAACTGTTCAGTCTTCAGCCCTTGTTATGAAGGGTCCATCATTTTCTGCACAAGAAAATTCAATTGATTTTATTTCATATATAAACAAACCTTTAAATGATTCTTTTAAGCATTTTGGAACAAGAATGAGAATAGTTGGAAAAGTTGAAAATAATGAAACCTCTGTTCAAACAGCTGCGGGAGCTACGACTTATTACAATGTTCCAACAACTACCCCAGAGCAAAACTTAGCTGTTAGCGGAGGCAGCGGAGGAATTGTTGCACTTCTTAATCCTCAAACAAATAACGGTTATTATTTTGAAATAGCAGCTTTATCAGAAAGCAATGTTGATAAGTATGCTCCAACTGATGGTGTTGCAAATGTTTTCTTTTATAAAATAGTTGAAAATCAAAGCTATGACAAAACATCTTCAACAAATCTTCCAGGGGCCTCTACTACAACAACTCTAACCGCACAAACAAATGGGGCACTGACTATTGGAGGATCTGCTGTATCTGTAGGAGAAAGAATTCGTTTAACTAACCAAACGATTGCGGACAACGACGGATATTACAAAGTAACGGCTGTTGGCTCATCAACTGAAAAGTGGTTGCTAACAAGAGATGAGGCTGGAATTCCAGTTAAGCTTTGGAGCGGCTTGACTACAATAATTGTTGATGATGGAAATTTTGCTGGACAGGCTAGAGTTGTTGCAGAAGAAAACACAAACGTGTACGATCTTGCTCTAGAGTATCAAGACTTTGGCTCCTTTAGAAGATTCTACCTCTATATAAATGATACCCAAGTTGCAACTGTAGATGACACAAAGCCATTGCCAATAGTTAATTCAAACAATATGGCTCTTTTTGTTCGTGGAGGGTCTCAGTGTATGTTTGAAAACATTTATGCCCTAGCAAACAACTATAGTCAAAACACTAGCTTTACTTTAGACTCAGTGGCAAATTCTATATTTACTAATAAAATTGATATTTCTGCCAATGAATCTTTTAGAAAGTATGCAATTAGTGGAATTATTCAGCCAACATATCTTTCTGGGATTAGCCCCTCTGAACCACCAAAGTATAATATTTTTTATGATGAGTTCGGAACTATCATGAGAGAGGTTGCTTACTTTAATGTAAAATATGATAAAGCCTACCCAGCCTTATACGCAACAATTTCTCCAACCTTTAACAAGATTCGTGGCTATACCGTATCTGGATTTTTTGCTGGGGCATACGGAGCAGAGTTCTTAATCTTTAATGCCACAGACACATTCTTACGTTTTGATGAAATGGTTGGGAACTACTTAAGAATTCAGGGAATCACTTTTACCCAAGACTCAAAAAGCGAACTAACAGTAGATGATTATTTTAGTAAAACTTCGGATTTTTCAAATCCACAAACAAAAGAAGACATGACTATTTTATCTCCAGTAAAGCAAAAAGAGCTATATAATGATGTAAAAAATAGTCGCATAACCTACGGACGTAATGAGTTTTCGTTAGATTCTTTATACATACAAAGCAAAGATGAAGCTACAAAAATTATGGAGTGGATTATTTCTAAAACTATGAAGCCCAGAAAGTCTGTTGGTGTAAGAATATTCGCAACACCGACAATTCAGCTTGGTGATATTGTAACAATTGATTATTCAGAAACAGATACGGGGTATGTCCTTGATCCTCAGCAAAGGTTTGTTGTGTACAGTATTGAGCATCAAAAAGATGTTTCTGGTCCAGGCATGACTATTTATTTAAGTGAGGTTATATAATGGCAAAAACAAAAGTAGTACAGCCAATAAAAGCAATTGGTCTTGCTAAACAAGCATTGCCAGACGGTACAGCTAAGCAGCAAAGAGCTTTAGCAGATCAAATACTGGAGCTTAACAATCAAAAAAGAGGGGCTGCTTTTGACTCTGGAGAAAATGTAAAACTTGGAAAAGGTGTGAGCATATCAACCCCATCATCTACACCTTTAGATAATGTAAGGCTTTATTCTCCAGCAAACATGGATCCAGGCGGAGCGTTTGTACCGTCTAGTCCAGTGGTAGCTTCAGTACCCGCAGTCCCAGCCGTTCCGCAACCAGTTCCAGTAACAGAAGATAAGTCTATAAAATCAGCATCTCCAGATATAATTCTTGTTGATCAAAACGATTTACCAATAGACTTAATCTTAAAATTAACTTTAGAAAAAATTGGGGCACAGGAATTAATAAGCCTTGTAAGACATGATACTGTTAATGGACAGAACATAGTTTATCAGCCAGTTAAAAATATTTCAGATATAGCAATTAGCTATAATCCACAAAACATTATAAATATTCCAGATACTGCAGAGATATACTTTAAGAATTTTGCCATAAAGATGGAAAATCATATTGTACAGGATACAAATGAAACACCCCCAGAATCTGTTTATATTGATTCTGTTAATGGAAATATAGTTATTGAAACTGTAAATTTAAAAGCAGACTATGAGATAGAGGTCCAGATGATGGCTTCTGGCCAAATTTTTAATGATACAATATATGAAGAGGATGTCTCATGATTACTAATGTTGGAAAAAACATATTAGCCAAATATTTAATTGGCCAGGCTCCAGCCTATGCATCGCACATTGCTTTAGGATGTGGGGCAACTCCAAAGGCTATAGATTATGCCTTTACGGGTAATGATATTCAAGATATATTAGATAAAAAGCAGCTAGACTTTGAAATGTTTCGTGTGCCCATTACTTCAAGAGGGTATGTCAATGAAAATGGAATATCAAAAATTGTTTTAACTGCAGAGCTTCCAACTATTGAAAGATATGAAATTACTGAGATTGGAGTTTACTCTTCAGGATCAAATCCAACTGCAGGAGCCTATGACAGCAAACCAATTTACTCTTTTACTAGAACCGAAAATTGGGAATATCATACTGATACAGCTGCCGTCACAATTCCAACAATTACTCAGCCGCTAGGAACAGAAGCAGACCCAGACGATATTATTCAGACATCACCAGTTTTTCAAACTAATGCAGACAACAGAACACTGCTTAATGAGTCTAGGATAACAAGGTATGAATCTTGTAGGTATTTAAACAATATTATTTTAATGGCTGGCGGAGAATCAACTTTGTCTCTAAGTGGTTCAAGAATGGTTCCAGCAGTGGGTTCAAATCATATACATTTAACTGGAGCAAGTATTGATTTTAATAGAAATTCTGCTTCTGATGAGTTAAGGTTTGCTTTTTCTGTAGTTAACAAAAATGCATATGATAGTGTAGAGCCAAGCAGAGTAAAGGTTTTGGTGGAGTTTGCTTCATCAGATAGCGACTCTGCAACAAACTATGCTCAGCTTCAGGTAGATATTCAAAACGGAACTGGGTCTGGTCAACAAGACTTTGAGAATAATAGATATGTCGTAGTCACAAAACCACTAAAAGATTTAGTTAAAAGTTCAACCTTTACTTGGAACTCTGTGACTGTTGTTAAAATTTGGGCATCAGTATTAGACTCTGTAGGAAATCCAACAGACGATTACTACGTTGCCTTAGATGCTTTGAGGCTAGAAAACACTACATCTGTCAATCCTCTTTACGGATTAACGGGATATTCTGTAGTAAAATCTCAAGATGCTTTGCCAATTGTTAAAATTCCTAATACTGCAAACCTAGTAGAATTTCGTTTTGCTTTAGATGTTGACTTGGGGATAGACGTTGTCAGTTAAAAAAGTAACTATTGAAAAAAAAGATTTTCCACCATTATCTCCTGATGGTGAATACTTGCTAAGATATAGAATTATTTCAGAAGACAAAAACAGAACCTCTCACTGGTCCCCAGTTTATAAATTAGATGCCACACCGTTTATAGAGCAAGTTTCTGGAGACTTACAAATAAATAGTGCCTCTGGTGTGACGGCGATCTGGGGAGACACAAACCTTAAATCATTATATGATATTTTTGTAAGTTTTGGTATCTATAATCCAGGAACTAGTACAATTGCTTGGCAAGAATATTTCTATCACGGGTCTTCTCCAATACACACATACTCATTTTTAAAGCAAGAGGTTCACACGGATATCCGTGTAAAAATTCAACTTGCTGGGATTGAAAAGGTTGTAAACAACGTCTTGACAATCTGCAGCCTAGAGGCAACATCAAGATAGCAAGTAGATAGCTATTTTGCCAGGTTTGTGTTATAATTAGCTATGGCCAAAATACCAACTCCAGATAGAGGACAGCCTCTAGACGTATCATATGTTTATCAAATTGTAGAAGCAATTAATGACCTTTCGTCACAAATATCTTCAGCAAGATATAAGTACGCATCTATTGATACTACAAGTGGAAATGAAAGCACCTTGCTTACAGACACCAAGGTAGTCGCTGGAGAAAAAGTAATCTATCCCACCCTTACAAATGTGACAGCCGAAACCACACAGTCTTTTTCTTACTCTTTTAAGGGAGAATACAGGTACCCGCCAATTGTAACGATTACTCCAGTTTTAATTGAAGGAACTTCTTCTGGCCAAAACGTGTCAGTTATTATTCAAAGCGTTACCAACTCATCTGTTAACGGCATTGTTCGCTTTAATACAGGAGGGTCTTTGGCCCTTAAAGTTCACATCATTGCAATAGGTATTCCAGACTAATATAATGGGCAAAAAACATGGTCCAATGGATATGTCAGAATATAATTCTGCCCCAGCAATTCCAGGAAACAAAAAAGTTTGGTTTTTAAACGGGCACCTTGTAAGAGTTCATCACTTGAATAAGTCAAACGGAATCATGTCTGTTTATAATATTATTAAAGATCAAATAGAAAGCTGCCTAATCTCAGACTTTAAAAAGAACAGAGAGAGAGCTTATACAGTTGGTGAAACAGCCTCTTTGGTTAATCGTCATAAAAAGTATATGCCTAGTCTAATGAAAAGAGGGGTAATTCCCCTTCCTACAGGATCTCAAAAAGGTGGAGAAACTGCATGGCAAGTTAGATCATATTATTCAGAATCACAGGTAAGAGAAATTCGTGATATACTTGCTACCTACCACATGGGTAGACCAAGATTGGATAAGCTGATAACCAACGATATTACGCCAACACGTCAAGAGTTGACAAGGCGTATGGGAGATGGTATACTTACTTATACTAAAACAGAAGATGGGCGATTCATTCCAGTTTGGTCTGAATCTATTTAATAGAAAGATACGGGTATGGAAAACGAAAACACTAAAGTCAAGGTAGCACTAGGATACACATTGAATCTTGGCAACTTTCAGTCACTAAGAATCGATCTAGAGGTTTCTGACAATAAGCGTGAAGCCGAAACTACAAACGAGGCTTTCGAGCGAGTTTATGAGTTTGTTGAAAACAAGCTAGCAGAAAAGGTTAAAGAGGCTTCTGCCGAAATCGAAAGTAGATAATGGCAGACCGCAAAGACCGAATGGCTTTGCTAAGCAGATACAGTAAACTTCATAAGATAAAGTATCAAGAAAAGCCAATAGTTAATTTAAATGTAGAGCAGTGGGCGGCTGATGCCCTCATTGAATCGTTTGGCCTAGACATTTGCTATGATATGCTACAATACTATTTTGATGTTAGCCCAAATCCAAGCTGGAAGTATTTTGCAAATTACGCAGACAACATTATTAATTCTAGGGAACAGCTTATTCAAGATTTAAGAGAACGAACTGAAAGACGAAAGAAAGCAAAAGAGTGGTTAAGTGAATAACACAGAGGCCAGACTAATATCTGCAGTGTTGCAAGACAAACAGGTTCACGTATTGTTGCAAGCAAACGTAGAAAATATCTTGCGAACACACAACGACGTCTGGCAGTTTATTCGTAAATATGCTGAGGCTAATGGAACAGTTCCTCCTACAAGCCTAGTCGTAGAAAAGTTTAGAGATTTTTCTGTTGTAGATAATGTAGGTGCAACAAAACATCACTTAGAAGAATTACAGGGGCAGTATCTAAACGACAGCTTAAAAGAAATCTTAATGACGACGGCCTCTGATGTCCAGGGTGGCAAAGGTTCAGAAGCATTAGAAAACATAATTACAAAAACTTCAGAGCTTAAAAAGAACACTGCAGTAATTAGAGACATTGATGTTACAGATATTGATTCAGCAGTTGCGTATTTTGAGAATGTTCAGCGTCAAAAAGATTTAGGAATGTTGGGTATTAAAACTGGATTGCCAGGTTTTGACAACTATCTTCCATCTGGAATTATGCCAGGACAGCTTGGAGTATTTCTTGCCTATCCTGGTATTGGTAAGTCTTGGCTGTCTTTATACTTTGCAGTTCAAGCTTGGAAACAGGGTAAGTCTCCAATGGTTATTAGCCTTGAGATGTCTGAAACAGAAGTTCGTAATCGTGTCTTTACAATCATGGGTGAAGGTCTTTGGTCCCACAGAAAGATTAGTAATGGCGAAATTGATATTGATGACCTAAAGCGTTGGCACAAGGCTAACGTAGAGGGCAAGCCAGAGTTTCACATTATTTCTAATGATACTGGCGGAGAAATTACCCCATCCGTTCTTCGTGGAAAAATTGATCAGTATAAGCCAGACTTTGTTATTGTAGACTACCTACAGCTCATGAGCCCAAACCAAAAGTCTGACAACGAAACTGTTAGAATGAAAAATTTATCTCGTGAGCTAAAGCTTATGGCAATTGGAGAAGAGGTTCCTATTATGGCAATCTCTTCAGCTACACCAGACGATGTAACAAAACTAGATACCGTTCCTACTTTGGGGCAAACAGCTTGGTCACGTCAGATAGCTTATGATGCTGACTGGGTGCTTGCAATGGGTAGGGCTGCTAACAGTGATATCCTAGAATGCGTATTTAGAAAGAACCGTAACGGATTTATGGGGGATTTCTTAGTTCAGGCAGACTTTGATAAAGGCTGGTACAAGTACAAGGATTATGAAGATAAGTAGTTATAATGGTGTATGGAAACATTTCACCATAAACCCATTAAAAGATTTATCCTTGATGGAAACATCTATGATGATTCAGCAATTTTAAGACTAAAAACTGAATACATAAGGCTATTAGTTTCTGAAATGAGAATTTCGGGGTATGTTCCAAGATTTGACATTGACCCAGACTTCACAATAGTGTATAATGAAAAAGCAGAAATATTTGAATTTAAGTTATCAATATACGGAATATACATAGGAAAGAAAAAGACAGAGTGGATAATAGGACTAGACGGAACAAAGGTAATCTATACACAAAAGAGCAAGTCCAAAGAGTTCTTGCAGGATCAGGTGTAGATGTTTATTCTGAACTAGACGCTGACTTCATAATCTTCTGTCCTTTTCACAATAACTACCGCAGCCCAGCTGGAGAAATAAATAAAAGCACAGGAATTTTTTATTGCTTTTCTTGTCAAAAAACATCTGACCTTGTTGAGTTTGTAATGTTTACTTCCAATAGAACATACTTTGAGTCAGTACGTTTTATTAAAAGCAAAGAACAAGAAAGCAACCTTGAGCAGGAGATGGTTAGGCAGCTTCACACAAAGCAAGACTATGTTCTTTATGACGAGCTGCAAGTTAAAAGACTTCACCAGCAAGCTGTAGACTCTCCAAGAGCAACTAGCTACTTCTATGGCAGAAGGATTACCCAAGAGTCTATTTTAAAATTTGGCCTAGGATTTTCTGAAAATCAAGATATGGTCACTATACCAGTACACTCTCCAGACGGCATGCTGCTTGGCTTTGTTGGAAGATCTGTTGAGGGTAAAGACTTTAAAAATACCCCAGGATTACCAAAAAGCAAAACTCTTTTTAATCTAAATCGTGTTAAGACTGCAGACAAAGTTTATGTAGTAGAATCATCTTTTGACGCAATTAGATTAGACCAAATAGGATTTCCAGCAGTTGCTACCTTAGGTGCAAATGTTTCGGCAATGCAAATAGAACTTCTTCAAAAATATTTCAATAACGTAATTGTTATTGCAGATAATGATGAAGCAGGCGGAAACATGAAAAAAAGGCTTTTAGAAAAGCTTGGATCTCGTGTATCCGTTATACAACTAAATAA